CCTCAGTGTAGTGCTTAACGACTCCGCACGTCACGCATTCGCAATAGCCTTCGTCGTCTGCTTCCTCCAGGCGCCGGAGTAACTGAAAAGCCTTTAGTGTCTTAGCCCTGAGCGTCTCTGGCACGTCTAAACTCGCTGTCTTCTGGATTGGCTAATTGTACCCCTTTGTCTAATCCCCAGTGGAAAACCTTCTCCATAAAGTCATGCATCTCACCTTTCGTTAGAGTAGACGTTGATCTGAGTTGGTTCTCAATAACCGTACTGCCAACATGGATATTCTCAGTCCCAAGAAACTCATTCTTCATGAGCTTCTTGACCATGTCAGGTGTCACGCTGATCTTTGAGCTGAAATACTCTGACATCTGCCCACACCACATGTGGAATAGAGCATTCTGGCTGAGACTTCTAACCGTGGAATACGTTTCAAACTTCCACGCTATAGGCCGGCTGAAGTCCATCTCATTCAACCGGTCATGAAAGTTCTTGATAACGTCAGGGATGTCCCGACGATGATTTATTAACCAGAATTCACCTCTCATTGAACTTATCTTTGAGCATGTCCCAAAGATCCTCAATGATTAGCCTGATTTCAAACCAAAACCTCTCAAATAAATTAGTCATTGGCGAGCCTTAAAAAGTCAAATACGTCCATCTTCAAATAAGCGCAAACTTTAACTACTAACGACAGCTTTGCGTCTTCTCTATATCGCCACTGAGAGACCTGTTGTTTAGTAATCCCCATCTGGGTAGCCAGTTCAATTGAACTGACCCCCAGTTTCACCTGTGCTAGTCTCAGGCTTTTGCCGAAGTTAAAACGGTAAGTCGTCATCTTCAATCCCACTTGCTGCCGGAGCACTTGAATTAAAGACATCCTTCATCTCGCCTCTCATGATCGGCTGGTTCCCAGAGTTCTCGTTCTTCCACAAAGAAAGATCCAACGTCTCACCTTCTTTGATGTCTCGGTGAGCAACGACTTTTCCGCTTAATACAGGGGCCTTCGGGTGCTGGCTATCAGTCTTCCACAGGCTTACTTTTCCACGATTATCATATTCCATACATAGTTCCTATTTTCTCAAAGTTTAAGTTTAAATCCTCCAGTAGTTTTTCAACTGCCGCTGAAAGTCCGGCAATGAACTCATCGTCTCGTTTTACCTCCATAATGAGATTTGAGTGATCAGGGTGATAAGACATAAAGAAATACCTGTCAAAGTCCATTAACCACATAGTCCCTTGAACCTGAGCGTAATACTCACTAGGCATTTTTCCATTACTTGCACACTCTGCAAGATACTTGACATGGACTGCGGGTGATGGGCATTTGATCTCAAGCCCTACACCGTCTACCAGCCGGTCGGGGCTGCAACCAACAGTCTGATCATCGTTGGTTACAAAGCCCACTTCTCGGCAGGGTAAGTCGGTCTGAAACTCAAACACATTGGCTGCTTGTGGCTCTAAGTCATTGCCACGCTGCATCCAGAATGATTTGAATCCTTCTTCTCTTTTACCACTCAGTCTTTCGGCAAGAAGCTCATACATATACTTCTCGCCAGATGCTGAAGGCTTCCCTTTAGGCGTTACAAGATCTTTGAACTTAGAAGCAGACGGCATTCCTAGTCGCAGTCTGAACCACTCCTCGGTGCCTTGCTCTACGTTGTGGATCTTCACTTTATCCTCCAAACTCTATACCCGTCAGCTACAACTCTGATACACGTCCGCATTGAAGCCTTAACGCCCATGTAAGCCCGTATTCTGTCCGCAGCTTTTCTATCTTCACAAAATACTGAATCGCCAACTTCCATTTCATGAACCCAATAATATTTTTTGCTGTAACGCTTTTCAGGGATAGGAACACCTTTATCAATCTGCATTAGGCACCCCTTTTTGCTTCTGCTTCTTAGCTTGAAGCTGATTCTTAGCCTGAGCGAACTGAGACTCGGTTAATTGTTTCAGATCCTTTACACCGTAAATTTCCAGAAACTTATTGCGATCAGACTTTGTTGAATCTAGCAAAGCGTCCAGCCATGCGACCTTCTTGTCAGAGATGTTTTCAATGCCAATTGTAGTGTCAACCGTTAGATCTTGAGCATCAGTATCTTCGTCCCCGCAGATAGAGAACATAGATTGACTTTGGAATCGCTTGAGATATGTAGCTATAGACCCAAGGTCTTGCATCGGGTTCTTGGCTTGAGCTGAGATCGCTACGCTGGCGACCTGACGAATCCACTGACCGCTTGAATGTGTAACCTGGGAGGTTACCGCTACCCTGTCGCCATAAGCTTCTACAGTCTGCATGAACGCTAAACCGTTAGCCGCGCAAACAGGTCTGATGCAATTAAGCACAGACGTTAGGTCAGCGTACTTGTTCTTTAAGAAAGTATTTTGAATGTTCTTCGCAGGATTGCGAATTTCGGCTTGTGCTTTACTTAAAGCAGCAGAGATTTCTGCTATGTTTTCGGATTGTTCCATCGTCTTCCTCCAGACAAATAGATATTGGAGGTAAGATTTTAACGGTTATGGCGAATAAGTCAACAAACTGAGTGATTAATTTAAGGAAGGAACGTGGTATGCTTCTCGGATTCTCGTGCTTCCTCCGCACACGGCCCCTTCGGGGGCCAACTTTAATAGACCCAGATAACCCTAGCACTTGTCCTAGTATCTACATGGACAAATCCTTTTGCCACGCCGATTCCACTGAACCCCAGTTTAATAGCTGCGGCAACCAGACGATAACGCTGAACCCCACCGCTAACAGCAATATCAGCAGCGCGGCCTGTCGTGTGTTGTCCTCCGCCGCCAGGCTTTTTAACTTCAAGACTGTGACGAGGAGACCGATACCCGCTCGTAATGACAAAAGGAAACCCAGCTTCAAAGCGTAGTGAGTCCAGCGCGTGAACAAATTCTTCTGAGATCTCATTTTCACCAGTCTCCTGACATGCGAATTCCTCTAGCGTAAAATACTTAAACATCACTTATCCCTATGCACCGAGTTCTTCTTCTCGTAAGTTCTCATCGCACCTAACCCAAGCATACCCATCAACACAGGCATCATGGTTTCCAATGGGACAAGAGGTATAACTATGTCTATACCTAACAAAGCTAGGACAAAGTTGCTGAATGGGATAGTAATAAAGTTCCCAAACATTCCTAAAACGCAAACCCAGCCAACTGCGGGCCGCCAGCCGGACACGAACAGCGACTTGTGGGCCGCCTCAACCTGATTGATAGCCATTTGACCTTTAGCAATTTCTTGCGCGTATTTCTGCGACATTGTTGCAATTTCATGCGCCAACTTAGATTTCTGGTCTTTGTCCTCAATGAACTTGTCTAATAGTCCCGTAACGGGACCAATAAGTGACTCAAGCATGACTACCTCACAATCGCAAATATTATAGTAAAGCAAGCATACAAGCCGACACAAATTAGACCACACGCAACCACGAGTCCTGCAAAGTGCATCCTTCTGTTTATTTTCTGGATGTGCGCGTTTTTTGCTTCTAGCCTTGCCTTGCGAGCTTTAGCCTGAAAGATGATAAAGTCATCCCACAATCCAGCTCGTCCGAAATAAACCATGAAGTCTTTTAGTTCTTCTTCGGCCTTAGCTATTTGCTCAAGAGCCATGAATTCCTCAGCGTCAGAAGCAAACAAAGACTTTTTGTTCTTTTGCTGCCGCGCCTTTATGTCTTCCTTGCAGTTGACCATCTGACCGATCTGGCCAAAGCAATCGGACAAGTCTTTGCCGTTGCCAACAAACTCCTTCAGCACCGAATAGGCAGCGTTAAATGCAGCTAATTCGGCAATCATCAGACATCTCGTCTAAAGATGTTCTGAATCGTAGGACTTTCCCAGATCCGAATAGATAACCAGATGATGGTTAAAGCACTTGCAAGAGGAGGCAGCCAACCCGCCATAGTCGCAACAGTCCCAGTAACAGCTAATCCGTCTACTATTGTTTTTGCCTCTTCTTGCATATTATCACCTAGTGCGCTTCGTCAACTTCTTCAAAGACAGGTTCTTCGCCTGGAATCGGCGCTTCTGCTGACTGCTGCTGTTGCTGCTGCTGTTGTGCTTGAATCAAGCTGAGTTGTGCCTCTAAATCGGCTATTCTGAGAGCCTGACCGGCGTTTTGTTTAGCTAATGAATCAATCTTAGCCATTGTTACATATTCGTCGGCACTCATTTCCCGCTTCTGTTCACTCATGTTCCTCTCCTTAGTTGTGGTTTGACGATTTTATCGTGTTATTAGCACGTCTTCCACTGGTTTAACAGGTCAGCTTAATTGCATAGGTGTTGTTTTCTACGATATTTTGCGTTGAGCCGGTGTTCCAGCTAAATGTTGTCCAATAAGGGCTATTGGGATTAGCACTAAAGGTCGCGTCTTCCCTGTAAAAAGAAGCCGATCCTATTTGCAGCTTGTACCACTGGCTGTTCGGGCCGGTGTTGATGATCAGAGTAGGCAAGTAAGAGGTTGATGCTTGGTCAAAGGTCTCAGATATAGAAATAATTGTATTTCCGTTATAAGTGTTGATTAAGCCTGAAAGGGTTGTGGCCGTCATTGACCCTATGCTAAAAGCAATGTGATAACCCCTAATCGTAAAATTTGCCGGAAATCCAGCAGTGTATTTTCCCGCTGTCATGGATGCTGAAAATTGATACTTCACCGCATTCTTTAGCCAGCTCAGTTTAAATAAGCCTGACACCGGCGGCACGTTTCTGGTAGCGCCATAAAAGTCGTTCATATCTTTAGGGTTTCTACGCTCTAAGGTTGTGCCTTCCGTGTTCATGTCAGTAGTCGTACACAAAAGTTCCACAGTGTAAGTCGTTCCACTAACGAAGGCGGGGTAAGTGCCAACGGAATCTGAGAACCGAGTCATGTTATTGTTGCTGTCCCAGACATAGCTAGTAAATGTAATAGTGGTCGTAGATCCCCCCGCTGGCGTAACAGTCATTCCAGTAATGCTGCTGTTGTCCAAATGCCCAACAAACTGAATTGTCATGAAGAAGAATTCATAAAAAAGATAATCAATCGTTGGGGACACACCAAAGGCGTCAGTTGTAGTTGGAGACATAGATCCAGCTTGATTTCGGATAAAGCCGACAAATCCACTAGCGTTAGTACCCGCAACCATCGTGTTGGTGCTAACTACTCCCATGCGCCAACCTCGCCATTTCAATGGCCGCTTGCATATCTGCTTCAACGGTGGTTCTGAGCTTAGTCTCTATGTAAAGCTCGCCATCGTCATAGACATGCGTGAAGCAGATCCAGTCATCCCGCATCGTGTAATCATTCATCAGTCCAGACCGCCGCGCAGATGTCTTGAACTAGCTGAACGTAACCAGATACATCCGTGGGATTGCCGTCAGCGTCATACCGATTTAAATGAGTGACATGATTAGAAACCGCTGGCAATTCAGCATCATCAGCATCGTCAAAGGTGATTTCCATAACAACCATCAATCGGGGATTGGCTTTGTTAGTCGTAGACTCTGCGCTTGGGTCTGACGCGGGGTAAGTCTCGCATCGTTGTAATACTTCAGTTTTAGTTATAGCCATTTCTATTTCTCCATTAGTTGTTTAACAAGGGCTTTTAGTTCGTCAATCTCTGACTGCTGTTGCTTGGCGCTTTCAATTAGATAACCAACAAGGTTTCCATACGCGACAGACTTATATTCGCCATCGTGTACTAATTCAGGAGCAATCTTCTCTAGTTCTTGAGCAATAACACCAGAACCAGATTCACCGTCTTTGGTAAATGACACGCCACGCATCTGCAAGACTTTAGAGCCGTCTAGCGTTTGGATGTTTTCTTTAAGTCTTTCGTCTGAATAAGCAGTGATATTCCCTACGGCAGTAAAAATACCAGTGCGAGCAAATGTGAAGGCGCTGTAATTACTTTCATGCCCCATTGTAAAATTGTTGCCCGCTCCACTAGTAAATTGCATCCTAAACTGCTGTGATGACGCGGCAGGCCATGCGCCAGCCTGAAGATCGTTGAAGACAATCCCTGCATTAGTTTCGGCGCTATTCTGTATTACCAAGTAGTTAGATGCGCCAGACATTACGATGTCACCACTGACATCTACATCTGCAAAAGTAGCGTTTCTACTACCATCAATTACTGTGGTGCCGCCGACTTGAAAATTTCCACCGGCTAAGTCAAATTTAAACCTTTCAGTTAAACCTGTTATTGCACTACCAACAGCCGTCTGTTGTGCAGGAGCAAACACCATCGTGACGCTATCATTGTTAAAGGCAACATAGTTCCGCTGGCCGCTAAAGTTATCAAAGGTGCTGACCCATGTCGCGCTACCCGATTGTTTTGCGCCATAGCTTAGGTAAGTGCCGCCTGAACTTCTTAGCCAACCAATATTTGCTAAATGATCGCCTGTGGATGGTGAATATAAATCAGTTAATGCTAACGCTCCCGCTGTGCCTGATCCAGTTGAAATAGTACCTGACGTAATAGCCCCGCTAGATAAAGTCCCGTTTATTGTAGTTGCACCACTATGACCTAAATGCAGAAAAGATGTAGCACCGTCTGAACGTGTTACAATAATATTCGCACTATTATTAGCGTCGTCATAAACTCCAAACCAAGAATCAGTATCACCAGCTACTGCTTTGAAATTATAGGTGTCATTAACATTATTTACTGTAATTGGTCCGCTACTAGTAATAGCCCCACTTACGGTTAATTCCCCTGTGCCGTTGTCTAGTTTCATTTTCTGGACAAAACTTGCAGCGGTAGCATCTGTGGAATACCCAAAAACTATGTCATCAAAACTAGATGTAGTATATAAGGCAATTCTTTGAGTGCTAAAAGCGGCAATCCCGCCACGGCTGTTGCTTAAGTAATGAACTTGTACTTTAGCATCTGTCCCTAACGCCTCAAAAGAAGCGCCAAGTGAATTAGACGTTTGACCTACTGAGATTGTGCCTATGTTGGTTAGGTTACGGCTGGAGTCAATAACCTGCGTTCCTGCGCCGGTGCCGGTTGCTGGCCCTACATAATAGCCATCTTTAGATAAAATCTTGCCGTCAACAAATACACTTAGACTGTCTTCTGTGTCATCAAAAACAAACGCATTTCCTGATCCATACGACCCAGTATTTACATGGTAATAAGTTAGATAACCTTTTTGGGTTTCATCCGGCAATAAGTCGCTAAACTCAACTCTTGCTCCCGCTTGAGTCGTAGCGGAGTATACTTTTAAGGCTCCTCCATCGGCTCTTGCTGTAATAGCCCCACTAGAGATTGTTCCGATGCTGGTTAGGTTGTTGCTATTGAAGTTAAAACCGCCAGTGCCACCTATCGTCAGTCTTGCAGTTTCATTAGTTCCCAGTATTAAGTTTCTAACACTTGAATTATGGTATATGTGCATGGCATTAGCATCTAAAGCAATTGCACCTGTATAACCTGATCCAAGGACTTGAAATTGACCTGCACTACCTGCCGACATACTAATATTGCCGCTTGCACCGACAGAAGAGTCGCCAGTTGCAGTAATAGCCCCACTAGCGATAGTGCCATTAACGTCAATTCCTGAGCTATTAACCGTTAAGCGTCTGGTGGTTCCGTAAACGAATTGCAAATTACCGGCAGTGTTTGTTATTAGATCGTCAGGAGACTCAAAAATCGCTGTATTGCCGTTAGTCCATGAAATTCCTTCGTTTGGACCAGGATCATAAAAGGAAAAGGCATTTACACCACTAATATTAGTATTGTTAAGGGTCAGATTGCCGGTGCTAGTAATAGCCCCGCTCACAGAAAGATTGCCCGCAGTATCTACTGTTAAATCAGTATCCTCATCATTATTATTCGTTCTAATTCTGAACAAACCACCCTCTGCACCTAAAAGAGTTCCATAGGTGGACGAATTACTATCTTTTAAATTAATCCAAGCAGTAGCATCCCCGCTTTCAAATGTAGCGGTCACATTTGTAGTTCCGCTATTTACAGTTAGAGCTGTGCCGTTCCTTGTAGCTGTAATAGTGTTTGCTGTAATATTCCTTGCAGCATCAATAACTGTGGTGGTTCCCATTTTTAGGACACCGGTTTTAATCCAAGTATCGCCGGTGTAATCAACCCTAAATCTTTCGTTTAAGCCAGTAGCTGCTCCGCTGGCCGTTGTTGCGTTGTTTGTATAAACCACAAACGCACCAGAACCTTCCTTTATCTGGCTATCCGCATTACCGTTTTGACCAACCTCTGCGCCAATTCTTACTTGTGGCGTTTCGTTTGTATTGTCATCTTCAAAACTAAAGTCAATAAAAGACTTCTGCTGTGAAAGATCTGCACCAGTATCATGGTGAAGCGTTAATAACGTAGCATCTCCGGTGTTGATAACTGTAGCTGTAATATCCGTAAATAGGCTCAGTCGGTCATGCTGTAGCTTTAGGACATCTACATTCCCTAAACTTCCATCGTAATAAATAATATTAAACAAATCACCATTGGGAATTTTAAAGTCATTAGCCGAAGTCCCTGATCCATCGTATTGGTAAAAGACCCACTGCTTCATTCCATCTATGTTTGTAGCGAGATGATTTAATTGGACTGTCCTGTCTAACTGAACTGACGATCCGATTGCGGTAGAAGCCGCGCTGGACATATAAGTATAGATGCCTGAATTGTCTGGCCTAGATGATATAGCGAGCGTAGTCTTGTCAGCCATATCCCAGCTTGTATGTGCGTTGTAAGCAGTTAAAGCGTCTGCGGTGTATGCTGGCCCTTCGCTGTTTGTTATCTCTAAAGACCAAGCTCCAGAGGCAACTGAGTTTTGATCAATAGAGATAGTTCCAGCGGTGGTTATTCCTGTGCTAACGTCTAATCCGGATGTGGTTAGCTCCATATATTTTGATATTGTTACGTCGCTCCCAATTGCTACCGTTTGAGATGAGCCTAGATACCACGCATGTTTTGAATCTAAGATGTACGCCGATCTGTTTAAGGCAACGCCTGTAGAACTGTGAAATTTGTTTGTATCGGTCGTGCTTGGGCGTACCCCATATCCAATGAACGGACCACCGCTTGAGTAACGCCCTCCAAAAACCACAAGAGTCCCGTCTGAATAAGATCCCTCAATAATTGAGGTTCCTTGTGTAGTACTAGCTCCCGCCGTGATGACTCCGCTAGAGATAGTGCCAACGGTCAGATTTCCGCTAGAGATAGTGCCAACGGTCAGATTTCTGTTGGCATCTGCCATTCTGGTTCCGTTCACCCAATAACCAAACGGCGCGTCTACTCCAGTGTCATCGTAGATCTTGAAATGCACCTTGTTGGTATCTTCAGGCTCGTAGAAATGCAGTTCTTCGCCTACAAGTTTAATCGCCATATCAACAGAAGGGTCGGTAGCTGTGCTGCTGTTGAAGTTTACTGACGGGGATGAAGTGGTAGTGCTGGTTAGGGTTATGTCACCCGCGCTTGTTATTGCGTCAGTAGATATGCTTGCTGCGTTAATGTTTTGACTAGAATCAATAACCGAGATGCCGCTTAGTTCAAAGCTAGTGGCGGATATTGCCCCTGAGCTGGTTAGCCCATGACTAAACTCAAAAGTATCGCTCGCAGCCTTCCATAGGATAGAAGCATCTGTCGTAGAATTAACCGCGTCTTGGATCGTGATTCCACTATTATTCGCGGTGGAAGATGAGTCGCCAGTGGAATAGTTCAGGGTTATGTTGTTGTCTTTGACCGTGAGGTTGTCAGTGTTGACGGTCGTGGTGGTGCCGTTGACTGTAAGGTTGCCGGTGACAGTTAAGTTAGCATCAAAGGTGTCATCAACATTTGAGCGCAAGAATGCCGTTGAGTCTAAATTGTCTAGCGTGTCAGCATTACCGCCCGTTGACGTAACACCTGTTACCCCTTCGTTTGCTGAGAATGTAAAAGATGGCGTTTGACCTGTGACCGAATCGGGAACGCTAGAAATTAAAGCGCGGATATAATAATCGGTATTATTAGTTAGAGATCCTGCGCTTATGGTTTCTGTAATGTCGGTGTAGCTGAAATAAACGTAGTAATCGCCCGGATAGTATTGGCTCAAGTCATACTTTGCGATAGTTACTGAATGAGCGGTTCCGATGTTAGTGTAATTTGTTCCGTCAGTGCTTACTTGGAATTGCAGCGTTAAAGTGTCAGTGCTGTACTCAGTAGTGCTATTCCAACTGATGCTAAAGTTTGCCTCAAGGTCAATGCCAAGCTCGCCGTGGTCAAACAGATCACCAGAAGTTCCTAGGACAATGCTGCCGCCGCTAGTCGTGAATGTTCCAGTGCCCTCTTTAAAGTCACCGTTGCTTCCGCCAACGCTTTGGGCAAGCGATCCTTGTAATAAGTTAATCGCGCTGCCACTAAGCATATCAGCAGTGATGCCCCCAGCTTCAACCCCAGCAGCGATGAAAAACTCTTTACCGACAAATTGAAAAGAGTTGTTTACTATCAGGGTGTCCGCTTCTACCGTTCCTTTTACCCTAACATCGCCGGTCATGGTCAAGTTGCTGCCGTCAAACAAAAGGCTTCTGCTGGCGTCTCCAACTACAAACTTCCCGTCATCAAGGTCAAAGAATGAACCGCTTTCTGTACCACTTGGTGCTGCATTAGCGTCTGGAGGCGCTGTAGCTCCGCCGCCTTTTAATGTTCCGGCAGTAATGTTTCCAAGATTAGATTGAATTGCCTCTAAATTGGTGACGTTGATTTTGCCAGCCGTTACAGCATTAGCGGCTATCTGATCGGCGGTGACAGTTCCATCAACCAAAAGATCCCCAGAAATGAAGTCACTTATTGCCCCCCAAGTTGCTTCTGTACTAGCGGTTCCTGCAACTGTGCAGGTCCAACCATAAGTTCTGTTAGGCGTTACCGGATTAGTAACGGTTGTGTCTGTGGTAATTACTATGTCGTTGACTTTTGGCAGTCTACCAGCAGCGGCATTAAACTCTGAGTTTGAGGGAGCAAGAGCATCGTTTGTCGTGATGCGATAAAACGATGGGATTGCGTGTTGCGCCTGACTAACGACCCCTGTAACTTCGCTCATTATTTGGTTTGCGTTTAGAGTGGTTGTTGTTGTTAGATTATTGCCAGAACCGTCTTGTAATACGCCTCCACCTAGCGTTAGCGTCCCCGTTATGTTTGCTTCGTCTACAGTCAGGCTGTTTGCTGTAATAGAGCCACTTACTGATAAAGCTCCATCTTCAAACGTCAGTGAGTTTGTCCCTGCGTTTCCAACACTAAGTTTATACCCCGCTGGGCTGGCTGCATCGTAACCTAAGAAGAAACCTGTGCCATCATTAAACGCAGTTTGACCACCCTTGATAGAACCGCCGCCCGACATAGTGATGCCGCCGCCGGTAATTGTTACACCCGCATTAATGGGCTCCGCTAGGCTCGTCCAGCCCCGCAAAAGCTCTGCAATTGATGGCGCTCTACGGTCAAGACGGTCAACCCTTGGATGCGCCCACCGGACTATAGAGGTAGGGGTTGCTGCGGCATAATAATTGTAAGTTCTAACTGCAAAGGTGGTTGCATCTGTCTCAGACCCGTCTCCCGAGAATCTAAGGTCATCAAACGAAGCTACTTTTACGCCTGTGGCTAAGTTGTATACACCGCCTTTACCGCTGTTTGAGTTTGTATTAGATGGGTTAATAAAACCGACTAAAAGATACCATTCTCCTTGTGTTGGTAGATCGTCAACGAACCAATATTTATTGGTAGTCCCTCCGGTGCCGTCATACCTATACAGACTGAGTGTAGAACCGCCGCCGAAGTTGTAAGCGCCAAGATAAATACTTCCGTTTGTATTGTCCTGTTTTATAAAGACAGAGAATCTATAAGTTGTGTCGCTTACAATTGGGAATTGATTTGCGGTTGAGGTGTTCTGAAAACCACCGTCTGGCCCGCTGCCGTCTGTAGATGTAGCCTTCCAAATTCGCTCAAGCTCACCATGCGGCCCATTTTCAACTACTACTGCGTTTTCAGAAGTCTCGCCGTTTAGACTCCATATTCCTTTTGCACCAGTGCCTACAGTCCATTCACTGTCATCTGCGCGAGGCAACAGAGATATCTGGTCTGCTGCTTGGTTTCCGGCAGCCGCCTCACTAGCAACTGTGCTTGCCGCAGTTCCGCCAACTGTGACGCTATTGCCTATACTCCCTGACGTTGCTGTGATTGCGCCGGTAACGGCCAGATTGGTGCCGTCAAAAGTCAGCGCCTCAGTGTTGGAATTGCCGATGCTGAATTTATAAGCGTTCGTATCATACCCAAGAAAAAACCCTGTGCCGCTGTTGTATGCACTCTGGCCGCCCTTGATAGAGCCGCCCTGGTTCATAGTAATACCGCCTTGGGTGACGGTTGTGCCAGCTTCTATGCCGCTGGTTGCTACGTCCTGACCTGTCGTTGTGTTCGCAACGCCGGTATTGATTGAGATGGTATCGTTGTTGATATCAATCCCAATAGTAGGATCGGCAACATTGTCCCAGTCAACCTCAACAGCACCTACAGTTGCGAAAACGGTGGTATTGGGATCATTGGGCGGTTCTAGGCCAGATCTTGATGCGTCATCTGTCCCGACATTCTTAACTGCCCGTACCCAGTAATATCTAAGGTTTCCTGGGGCTATGGTTTCCCAGAGATTACCTGTGCCGCTTCCTGTCGCCGTTGCAGTAAAGACAACCCCAACGGTATTAGAAGCAGCGCCCATAGCCGTAAAGTCTGTATTTCCCAAAGTTCTTATCGTGTAGGTATCACCTACATTCACAACTGAAGGAAAGAAGATCAAAGATTTATTTGAACCATCGTGAATAAATTGAGTTCCGTCAGTCTCACCGATCTTTATCGCAGATGAGAAATTTGCATTCCTTGATGCGTAGACGTAAATCGTCCCAAAGTCATTAGTCTTGCCAGGATTCACCCAGTTCAACTCATTACTTTTTAGTCCAGGGGTAACAGTCAAGCCACTAGGACTAGGCACACCTCTGAATGCATCTGTGATGTCGCCTGTAGCCGTAATCGTGGAATACTCATTGTCTGGCGTTACCGTGGGATCATCGTAAGCGCTTTCTGAGTCTTCCCGTAAAGTTAAATTAACTCCTCCTTCTTCTGAGAAAGTCCATCCAACACACTGAAAAACCTTGTTTGACCAGCTCAATTCTTCAATAGAGACTTTAACCCGATCACCTGCCGTTATCCTTAAAGCAGCCAGATTGGCAGGAAAGCTAATCACCTTCTGCTGATCGCTTAATTTAATTAGCTTGTGTGACAGTCTCTGAGCCATATAGCTTGAGTTTGTCATGGGATACTGGACTTCTTTTTCCAGAATCTCATTATTATCTCTAGTAACAGCGTCAGCTAACTGAACCTTCGGAAACTCGCTAGACTTGTGATTCTGGGCGGGATCAATAAACAGACCTTTGATCGTGTTGAATCGGTCTGATCGCTCCAAAGAAGTCTTGATTGAGATTGCTCCAATCAGGTCATCTTCGTTTAATGTTTCAAATGGTTCCTGTATCGTCTCATCTTCATAAATTCCAGCGTGAACGATGTACTTGCCGTTAGAATAAACAAGGTTTCCGTTCATTGATGACAAGATCTTGTTTATGTTCTTTTGATGTGAGTCAGTTGCAAAGACTACGCCGTTACAAGTAAAACGCTTTTCCGTGCCGCCAGGAACAGGCACTGATGCATCACAACCTTCTGCGGCAATTTCAACGGCATCCCAGTCTATCTTGCTGGTAGGAATGCCCATACCCAAAATGGTATCCGTGAGATAGTCAGCAAGACAAAGTGCTGGGTTGTCCGAATAAACCGTGGTATCTGTTCTTGGATCATAAACAGACTTACCTTTTACCAATGCTCTTACATTTGAAGGCGCAAATTTGTCCCAAGTCTCCGCTGAATCGTCGTTCAACACCCACTTCATTGCTAAATAAGCAATACCATCGCCACGGTGAGCGGATGTGTAATTAGCAAACGGGCCTGTCAATAAAACGTCTGCTGTTTGAGATGCTTCGCCTAAGTGCTTTTTAATTACGCAAATGGTAGTTGAAGGAGAGCCTTTAGGCCCAAACTTCCCAGCAGTAACATTACCGCCAGCATCAGACCCGCCGTTGATCTGTGAGTCTGTAATAACAACGTCATCCATGTGGATGTCGGTAATGTCGTTTAATTCATGGCCCGCTAGAACAATGGTTTGATAGAGGTCTGAGTTATCGGTGCCCGATAACCCGATAAAAGAAATCGGACCAGATACCAATGCCTCACCGTAGATTATTTTTTGTGGCTCTGTGGTTGATCTAACTGTTCTCTGCCTAGAAGCGTCTGTATCAACAGTCGGCATTTCTACTTCAAAAAGACTCATTGCGTGTTTAGCAACTAAAGTCCCTCCAACTACAACAGCAGCACCAATCGCTACAGCAGCACCTGCACCAAGCGTTGCAGCAGCAGCGGCTCCAGCAAAAGCCTCAAAAACGAAAAAACCGATTTTTAATAACGCTTGTGCCATAAATCCCATCCCGATAATATATGCTGCTCAGGAATTCTAGCGAATCCTTTCTTTACTAGACAAACTGCCGTGTTACCCAGCTTGATACCCATAAGCTGGCTGTCTGGCGTTTTTACGATAACTGGCGAACCATCCGATAAAGATCTAATGTCTTCCGTAGGTTCGCCTAAAACGCTTGCAGCAGTGTCTTCCAAGTCGCCAAAATCCTTAATGATAGATTCAGCGTCTTCCTCAGAATTATAATGGAAATCGGTAAGATAGTCTTTGCCTGTTAATTCTTTTACTATGAAACCAGCGAACTGACAGCAATCAACAGAACCATAATCAAAGTCTTTCTTTTCCCACTTGTTCAACGCTTGATAGACTTGCAAGATCATTATTATTTTCTGCCTCCGTCTTGTGGCCCCCTTGGCGTACCCACTCCACCTGAACCACCAGTTCCTCTAGCACCCCAATCAATCTTAGCGCCTTCAATCTTGTGCATGTGGCTAAAGAACAGATCACCAGAAGACTTCTCCTGCTGTGCTGCGTTGGTATACATCAAATTCAAAGACTTGTTGAACCTTGACAGCTCGGACTCAGCGATTAACTGAATGGCATCACCTCCATCGGCACCGACCGACATATTCATTTGATCCATGAACCCTGCCCAGATCTGGGTAGGTGTGTCAATCAACACATCGTCAGCGTCCAAGACACCAAGGTAAACCGTGACAGGATGTAGGTAGTAGTCTTCGGTTAAAGCTGCGCCTGATATCGTTGCGTCTAATCCGCTTAAAGTTAGCGTAATAGCGTAAGGACTAACGTCAAGACCTTCTTCTACCTGTGAGATAGATCCAAGATCTCCGACACCCAACCAATCTTTATCACCAGACCCATCGTCCCAAGTATATGTTCCCAATGAGTTGTGAAGGTAAACAGTCCCAGACGGAAACTCTAACTTGGCAAAAGACACAATCGCAACGTGCTGCTGTGCTAAAGCTGTCGCTACATTATCTGGGAATCCTCGGCTCATGCTAGAACATCCTCTATGGCCTCAACGGTGAAATTTGAAACTATCCCTGGCTGCGTATCCCAAGATGTCGCGCTAGAAAGCATAAAAACTCCAAAAATTGGCTGTAGATAATCAATACCCTGACTATTTACTGTTGGCTTTCTGATCGGGGGCGCAATCGGTATAGAGACTGTAGATCCTATTGAATTACAATCATCAGTGACCATGTGAAGCTCATTGTTAAACGCGATGTAATCACCCGCTTTAAGATATCCTGTCCGCGGAGCGGTTGCTCCACTAGCTACTAAGGTAGAGCCTGTTTGCCCTGCGCTGTTTACGACTAAGGTGTCAGCCGGATTGCTAGGCGCTATGCCTCTTTTCACAGCGGAATGATCATGCAAATACATTCTGTGCTGCTGCCCGTTCATCTTCGCCAGAAACCCCTGCATTATCGCTCTGTCATTGCCAGAGAGATTATTAAATCGCATAGATATCTTCCAGAGAGAACCTTTCCTTGATGCAGTCTGAACTGAGTTAGTCAACGGGCTTTGAAACGTCCGAGTGTTCGTCACCAGCTCAAACGTGCTAGATGATGGCGTTATGCTTGGGAACATATATACAGTCATTACCCGAATCTCCGGCGGCGCATCAGATCTTGTATGCTGAGTATAGTTTGTTGCGAAGTCTGCTGCATTGCTGCTCTAATCTTCATATCTACATCAGCACCAGCGCCAGTTGCGTCTATGTTGTTGACCACGGTAATACCGCCGCCTTGGCCCTTAGTGTGATCAATAACGGTCTCATTCGGATGAAGAATAGCTGGGAATCCGCCCTTACCATCTACACCGCCGGACCTACCGCCTGTGCCGGTAAAACCACCGCCTTCAAACGATGATGATTTAATCGCTGCCACGTTAGCTAAACCAGCGGCTACTGCGGTAGCTGCAAACACTTGAGGTAAAGGCCAAGGGTAAGGACTTGCTAACGCCTCGTTAGCTGCGTCAAATGTATTCTGAGTTGCCTTAGCAATCTTGTATGCTTTCTGAGCTGCGAACATCTTCTTGTTGTTAGCCTGGACCCCACTAAATTGCTTTCCAAGCTGACCTAGCATATGACCTGTTAACTTGCTTCCTTGCAATATCTCTTCATCTGTTCCGTCTTTGAGAAGTGCATTCTTCTTCTTGTGATAATCGGCCTCAATAGCCAGTTTCATATCAGCAGCTTGTTGTTTATTTATAATAGTTAAAGCTTCTGCGTTATCTATTAATTGCTGTTGGCTATTAAGAGACTCTAGCAAAACCTCTTCTTCAGATAACAAAGACCTTCGCAGAGCTTCTACTTTGCCTTCAGTAGTTTTCTTGGTCGCTAAGTCTTCTTGCTCTTTCTCATAGTCTCGGATTCTTTGTATAGCATCGTCAAACTCTGCTTGCGCTGTCACACCAAGACCAAGTAGCGCAGCTTGTTGTATTGCCAAATCCATACTGCTTTGACGTAAAGCATCAGCTTCAGCAACTATTCCTGCTACCAAATCCTTTCTAGAAGCTTCAACTTCATCAATCGCAGCTTGAGTTTCTATTTCTGCTTGGGCAGCGGCATCTATGGCAGCTACGTTGGCAAGGCGAGCATTTCTTTCTGCAATTAAACTTTCAATTAC